AAATCGATGCCGTGACCGGCAGTGCCAACAACAAGGTTGCCGTCAGTGATTTCTAGGTCACCACCGCTTTTCATCTGAAACTTACCTGTACCACCAAATTGGAATAGCAAGTCACCTTGTTCTGCATTTATACCCACGTTGCCAGCATTAGAAACACCAAGAGTAGCACCTTGATCACTTTCATCCCGCCAGCGAATTGCAGCACTTGTACCTGAAAGGCTATCGCCGCGGACTGTTAGCGGATTTGTTGCAGTGTCAGTGCCGATGCCGAC